ATGGGCAATCAGGCCACTTACGGCATCGCGATCGTCGCCGACGACAAGACGGCCAAGGGCGCCAAATCTGCCGAAAAGCGGCTCGGCCAGATCCCGAAGCATTACGGCACCGTCAGCCGCAAGGCGCTCGAGGAAAGCGACAAGGCCGCCGCCAAGAGCGGCCGCGGCATTCTCGGCACCTTCAGCTCCGTCGAGCGGGCCGGTGCGAAGATCTTCGGCGGCAAGTCGATCACCAGCGGCATCACCAGCCGCCTCGGAGCCGTGCGCAGCGCCGCGGCCGCCGCCGGCGAGGGCATGGGCGAGGCCGCGACCGCCGGCAGCGCGCTGGAGGGCGCGATCGGCGCCGTCGGCGTCGTCGCAGGCGCGACGGTCGGAATCATCGCGGCCGCGGGCTATGCGGCGTTCAAGCTCGCCGACGGCTGGGCGAAGGGCGCCGCCTCGATCGGCCGCACGGCCGACACGATCGGCGTGGCGACCAAGGCGCTGCAGGAGTTTCAGGCGGCTGGCGAGCGCGCCGGCGTCGACCGAGGCGCTTCGACGAGTGCCCTCGGAGGCATCGCCCAGACGCTTAACGACGCCCGCTACGGTCGCAACAACGAGGCGCTCGCGCTGATGATGCGCCTTGGGCTCAAGTTCAAGCAGGGCGCGGACGGACAGCTCGACACGGCCGGGATGACGCTCGATCTCGCCGACGCTATCTCCCGCCAGAAGAACGCCCAGACCCGGCGGCTCATTGCGGGCAAATTCGGCATCGGCGATGCGGCGCTCCCGATGTTCCTGCAGGGCTCAGCCCCGCTTCGAGCGGACATGGCCGACGCGGATGTCCATGCCGGCGTGCTGTCAGACGACGACGTCCGACGCGGCCGGAGCATCGTGCGCAAGGGCGCCATCGTCAGCCAGATGAAGGACCGCGCGATGATGCGCGCGGGATCGTTCACGGCGCAGGGCGAAGAGACCGTTTACGACGGGATCATCTCCGGCGGCCATGCGATCATGGACGGCGGGACGACCTTCGACCACTCCGTCCGGAACGATTTCGTGCCGGCGGCGCGGACGATGGACCGAGCGGCGTCGCGGATGGAACGCGCGAGCTACGCCGGGACCGGCGGCGGCATCATGGCGCAGGCGCAGCGCGGGGCACGACTTCGCGACAAGCTTCTGGCGAGCGGCTTTAGCCGACCGGATGCGGACGCGCTGGCCGCCAACGCAATCCGGGAGAGCGGCGGCGACTATACCCGCAACGAGATACTGAAGAACGGCAAGAGGGGGCCGGGCTACGGCCTCTGGCAATGGACCGACAAGACCCGGAAGAACAACTTCCAGCGCGTCTTCGGCCATTCGATCTACAATTCAACGGAGGACGAGCAAATCGCCTTCCTCCGATGGGAGCTCGGCCATAGTGAGGCTAAAGGCTGGGCAGCGGCTCATGCGGCTGGGGCGGATCCGGGGTCGATCGGCCGAGGGTTCGCGCTCCAGGTCGAGCGAATGAAGGACAAAGGGGCCGAGCCCCTTGCGCGGGGCGACGTCGCCGCAGCGCTCGACAAGATCCCGGTCCATGTCACCATCGACATGAAGGGCGCGCCACACGGCACACGGGCGACTGTGAAGGCGGGGCGCTCAGCCCGGCCGGCGATCAGCCATGCCTTCGCTTTCGAGCCGGTGCACGGCGGCTGATCAGGGCCCTAGGCTCTGCAGTTCGAGCCGCGCTTCATCCAGCGCCGGTCGGCTTCGATCGCATGATCGGGACCCCAGCACCATCCTCTGCCCTGGAGCCTGGTCACGACCACGTCGCGGCGCCGGCAGATAGCACCGTCCGCATCCTGGCTGGCCCCACGGCAGGCATCGTCAAGCCGACGTTCGAGCGCGAGCAGCTGGTTATCGGACATGGATGGCGAGACCGTCGTTCGGGCCATGACACCTTCGACTGCTCGCACCCGGTCCCATGTGCGACGGGTGGCGCAATCGTTCTTCGCCTCGAAGCCGCATGCCGCATTTCGACCCATGATCCAGTCTCGCTCCTCTTGCCGGAGGGCCGAGCGCTTCCGCGGTTCAAGCACCGCCATCGCCGCCTTGTAAGCCGCGCTCAACCGAGCGTCGGCTTCGTCGAAACTGGTCCACGTCTGGTCATGCTGCGCCGCGCCGGCCGGCCCAATGGCAGCGCTGGCAATGAGGCAGGCAAACAAAAGCTTGCTCACGTCGGTTCTCCTGACAGGCGCCCAACTTACCACATTTAGGAGAGGTTCAAAATATGCCCCTCCTCCCCGGAAACGTCCTTCCGGCAAGTTGGCGCGGCGCCCCGTTTGCCGTCACTACCAGTGAGGTCACCGGCGGCCGCCGCATCGCCCTCCACCAATATCCCGGCCGGGACGAACCCTGGGCTGAGGATATGGGCAGGGAGGCGCGGCGCTGGACGTTGCGCGGCTTTATCGTCGACGGCGACATCGTCTTCGCCGGCGGACCGATCCACCTCCAGCGCACGCTGCTCATCGCCGCGCTCGAGGCGAAGGGGCCGGGCATCCTAAGCCATCCCACCCTGGGCATCCTCCTCGCGACCGCGCCACGATACAGCGTCGGCGAGGATCTCGGCGCTGGCTGCATGTCGTCGGTGTCGATCGAGTTCGTGGAGGCGGGGAAGCGCAGCTTTCCCTCTCTCCTGACCAGCTCGAGCGGAATCTTCACCGCCGCCAATTTGGTCAAGGTCGGCCTGGCGGTCGACGGGGTTCGGCTGATCGCCGCGGCGTGGGGTGCGGGCGCCCGCCGCGAGGATCTCGCGACGACGTCCTATCTGTGGGGCCAGCAGGCGGTGGTGCTGGGCAGCGACGCCACTTCGCTCTACCGCTTCACATCGCAGCTTCCAGGCAATAACGGCCGCTTCGCGAATGGCGGCAATGCTGGGCTGGCCGGCCAGCGCCCGACAGCTTCTTCGGCGCAGACGCAGCTTTCGGACCTCGTGGCGGCCGTGGCCCAACAGCGGGCGTACATCCAGGCCTCGGCTTTCAAGCTCCAGTCCGTCATCGCCAGCAGCAACCTGAGCTATGCAACCGACGTCGCGGCCGCGGCCATCGCCCTGGTGCAGGCCCTCGCAGATGCCTGCGCCGATCCCGCTGACGCGATCCGCCTGCTCGAGGACCTGATCGGCGTCGCCACCACCTGGCCGGCCGCCGCGACCGCGATCGGAGCCGCCTTCAGCGCCATGGTCCGGCGGGCGGCCGTCGCAGCGCTCGCCGTCGCGGCCAGCCAGTATCAGCCGACGAGCGTGGACGACGCGGCCGCGAAGATCGCGGAGATTGGATCGCTCATCGACGACGAGGCGACCATCGCGGCCGATGCCGGCGACGATGCCAGCTTCAAGGCGCTTCGCGCCGCGCGCGCCGCAATCGTGCAGGATCTGCGCAGCCGGGGATCGAACCTGCCTCAGACCAAGGTCTTCCGGCCGGGGCTCGCGCTTCCGTCGCTTGCTCTGGCCCAGCGCTATTATCGCGACCCGGAGCGGGCGGATCAGCTCGTTGTCCAGGCGGCGCCGGTCCATCCGCTCTTCATGCCTCCGGTCTACACGGCCCTGGCGGCCTAGATGGACGAGAATATCGTCGTCGCCGGCCAAGGGGTCGGCCGCCCGCCGGATGAGCTCACGCTGAATGTCGGCGGCAACGCCCTCTCGGGATGGGAGGAGATCGAGGTCTCTCTCTTGCTCGAGGGCTTTCCCAACAGCTTCTCGATCGCCATGTCCTCGCAGCAGCCGATCGGCGGCGATCTCATCGCCAAAGCCGGGGATCCCTGCTCGGTGATGCTGGGCAACGACCTGGTGATCACGGGCTATGTCGATCGCGACGTCACCAACGGATCCGCGACCCAGCACGGGATCTCGCTCATCGGCCGCGGCAAGACGCAGGACCTGGTCGACTGCTCGGCCGAGTGGCCGTCGGGGCAGCTGATCCAAGGCACGGCGCTGGACATCGCCCGGAAGCTGGCTTTGCCTTACACGATCGGCGTCGAGCTCGGCGACGGCGCGGAGCCCGGTCCGCCGGTCCCGCAATGGTGCCTCAACTATTCGGAAACGGGCGCGACCATCATCCAGCGCGTCGCCCGCAATGCGGGCCTGCTCGCTTATGAGGACGCCAGCGGCAAGCTGATCCTCGGCAAGGCGGGCTCGAGCTCCTCCTCGAGCGGCATCGCCTATGGCGGCAACGTCCAGGCCTGGTCGGTCGAGAACAGCATGGACGGACGCTATTCCGAGGTCGTCTGCTGCTCACAAAGCCTCGCCGCCTGGGGAGATCTCCCGGGCAGCGACTTCTTCGACATCGAGGAAGATCCGAACGTGCCCCGCCACCGGAGGCTCGACATGGTGCTCGAGCAGGTGGCGGAGAATCCGCAGCAATTCACGATCAAGAAGGCAATCTGGGAAATTGCGCGGCGCGCCGGCCGGGCGTCGGTCGTCCACGCCACCGTCGACAGCTGGCGCGACGGCGACGGGCGACTGTGGCTTCCGAATACGATGATTCCCGTCGACGTCCCCGGCCTCAGGGGCGACCGCACCCTTTGCATCTCGGCGGTGACCTTTCGGAAGAACTCGCAGACCGGCACCACCGCCGATCTTACCCTGATGCCGCCTTACGCCTTCGCACCGGAGCCGCTCAGCCTGCTGCCGATCGCCGCCGCGGACGTGGAGGGACCGCCCCAATGATGGGCTGGCTCGCAAATCTGATAGGGATCGGACAGGCGACCGTCGTCGACGACAGCGGCGATCTGCAGCTGCTGCAGGTGACCGAGCGCGCCGCAGGCAAAGGTTTCGCCGATCGCGTGACGGATCGGGTGATGCGCCTGACCGAGTTCGGCTTTTCGAGCGCACCGCCGATCGGCGCCGAGGTCATGGTCATCCGCCGCGGCGCCGACCGCGCCCAGCCGATGGTGATCGCCACCAGCCACCGCCCATCTCGGCGCAAGAACCTGCAGCCCGGCGAAGTCATCATCTACAATGCAGACGGGTCTTACGTCTGGATCAAGAATAGCGGGATCGTGATCGACGGCGGTGGCCAGCCGATCACCGTTCAGAACGGCGACCTGCATGTCGTCGGAGACGTCGTCAGCCGGTCCTCGGGGACGCCCGTCAGTCTCAACGGCCTCCGCGACGCCTACGACCTCCACAAACACACCGGCGTCTCCACCGGCACCGGTCTCTCGGGCCTGCCCGACCATCCCGTCTGAGGGGCCCTATGAGCGATATTGCGACGTCCTGGGACATCGGCACGGGCACCGGCGACTGGATCCTGTCCGCCGCGAGCGCGAGCTTCTGGACCGACGAGGACGGCAACAGCATCGTCGACGGCAGCGGGCAACCAGTCGATTTCTTCTTCACGGCGGGTGAGGGCCTGGAAGCGGGCGGCGACCTCATGACGGCGCTTTTCATCAGCCTGTTCACCGATGCGGTGGCCGCTCCGGACGACATCATCCCGGACGGGTCCGGAGATCCTCGCGGATGGTGGGGCGGCCCGATCGGCTCCAAATTGTGGCTGCGCAGCCGGATGAAGGCGCTCCCGGTCGTGCCGGCGCTGGTGAAGAACGACATCGAGCAGGCGCTCGCCTGGCTGGTCGACGATGGCGTCGTCGCCAAGGTGGATGTGACCACCGAGTGGACCCGGCCCGGCATGCTCGGCGGACAGATCGTGCTTCTCCGCGCCGATGGTGCGCACGCGGCGCTCAACTTCAGCAGGCTCTGGGAGAACCTATAACATGGCGTTCCCCCGGCCCACCCTGACGGAGCTGCGCCAGCAGGTCGCGACCGACATCAACGCCCAGCTCCCCGGCGTCGACGCGCTCTTGCGCTACTCCAACCTCGGCATCCTGGGCGACGTCGTCGCTGGGCAGTCCAACGGACATTACGGCTATCTCGATTATATCGCGAAGAACGGCGTCCCGTTCACGGCGACCGGGGAATATCTTGAGGGGTGGGCCGGCCTGAAGGGCGTTGCACGCAAGGCGGCGACGTCGGCGACGGGAACCATCGTCTTCACCGGCACCGATGGTGCCGTCATTCCGAGCGGAACGCCGCTCAACCGGTCGGACGGCGCCCAATATCTGACGACCGCCACCGGCACGATCGCATCGGGCACCGCCACCGTCGCCGCCCAGGCGGTCGCGGCCGGGACGGCGAGCAATACCGGCGCCGGCGTGACGATGATCCTCTCGGCCGGCATCTCGGGCGTGAACGGCGCCGCGACCGTCGGGACGGCCTTCACCGGCGGCACCGAGGTCGAGAGCGACTTCTCGCTCCGGAGCCGGATGCTTGCCGCCTATGCGGCGCCGCCGCAGGGCGGCTCCTACAGCGACTATGCCGAATGGGCGCTCGAGGTGGCCGGCGTCACCCGCGTCTGGCCGATGCCGGGCACCAACCCCGGCACCGTCTTCGTCTATTTCATGATGGACGACGTCGACGCGGCCTTCGGAGGCTTTCCGCAGGGGACGAACGGCGTCGCGGCGCTCGAGACCCGGGACACGGTCGCCGCCGGCGATCAGCTGGCGCTCGCGAACGCCTTGTTCGTGCGGCAGCCCGTCCACGTCCTCCTCTATGCGAAGGCGCCGACGGCGAACACGATCAACCTGACGATCGCGGGCCTGGCGAGCGCCGGCGCGACCATCCAGGCCGAAGTCACCGCCGCGATCGCCTCTGCGCTCCGCTTCGGATCGAGCCCCGGAGGAACGACCGACCTCTCCGAGATCGAATATGCAATCGCTTTGATTGCGGGGACCAACGGGTTCGTCATCACCGCAATGACGGCGTCGGCCGGGACGATCTCGCCGAGCGGCCTGGGCAACGTCACCTCGAGCGCCGGAGCCATTCCGGTGCTCGGCACGATCACCTGGACCTGACATGCCTCAAACCTTATCCGGGATCGACGACCCATCCGGGCGCCAGGGCATCACCACCCAGGATGGTCAGGGCTTCAATCCGGGGGATGGCCAGGCCGCCCCGCCGCCGTCGCCGCCTCCGCCTCCGGCCCCACCGCCTCCGCCCCCGCCGCCGCCGCCAGTCCCTCTGCCGCCGCCTGCGCCCGTACCCATGCCCGTTCCTGCGCTGCCGCCGGCGGTGCTGCCGTCGCCGCCGGCGCCTGTGGGCGTGCCGAGGTTTCTGGCGGGCGACTATGCGGCCGCGGCGAGTGCGCTTCTGCCGCGGGGACGGGTCTGGTCGGACGACCCCGCGAGCGTCCAGCAGCTGCTCCTTCTCGGCCTCGGAAAGACGCTCGAGCGCTCGGACGGCGCCGCGATGGCGCTCCTCGCCGGATCCCTTCCTGGTGCGATGGTCTCCGGCTTCCTCCCCGAATGGGAAGCGACGCTGGGGCTGCCGGATCCCTGCATCGGTTCGAGCCCGACCTTCGCGCAACGCTTCGCCCAGGTCCTCGCCCGCTTCGTGGGCGTCGGCGGCCAATCGCGGCAGCATTACATCGACTATGCCGCCGCCCTCGGCTTCACGATCACGATCACGACCTACTCCACCGCGTTGCCGGGCCCGACCGGCCACGGCATCGCCTCCGGGCAATGGCCGTTCACCTGGGGCGTGACGGTCACGGCCAATGCGTCCGGCCTGCCGAGCTCCGCGCTGCAGTGCGAGCTCGAGGCGATCAAGCCCGCCGACACGACCATCATCTTCCTTTAGCCGGAGCTACTGACACATGGGCACGATCCCCGACTATCCGCTGCCTTCGCGGCCGCTGGATGCATCCGATCGCATCGCGGGCTGGATGGA